AAGTTCCTCAAGAATTTCGTAGAATTTTTTGACATACTCGTATCCCTCGTCATTGCGAGTTGAGGATACAAATCGGCGGTATAGCTCACGGAAGTATAGAGTTTCGCACTCGTTGAAACGCCTGATTTGAGTTCCAGAAAGTTTTGCCGATTCCGCCGCATCGAGTTCCGCTTCGCCCTTTGTGCGTTGCGCCCCGCCTGCTGTTGGCGCATTGATGCGATACTGGCCGAGGCCGCGATAGAGATCGCCCATGTAGAACTGCATGAACTGCATTCCTTCGGCGACTGGCATCTGGAACCTGTTCTGTGTGAACTTGGCTCCATCTGGCATAACGCTGATCGGAAGCCATTCCATCTGCTTGAGCATCTTGGTTGAGTCTGGCGAGCCGCCATCCAAGAGAAGCATCGAGTTCAGACGAACGGCATCCACAAGCCCGTTCATTGTGAAGTCATACTGGCGGCAGGCTACGAACGCCGCTTCCGCTTGGGACTTGATGTCGTGGAATAATCCACTACCCACCGAGTCGGTGAGCATATAGATGATTTCATCCCACTTGTCGAAAAGCCCGATATTAAGTTGGAGGAAACCATGTTGGTCGCGGACAATTGCTTCGCTGACTTTTTCGCTACCTTTGACATACTGGTTGATGTATTGACTGATCGGGTTGTAGTCTTGGAGGATGACTGCTTTAGAGATTTTGCCGTCGAATTCCCTCCAGTAGATTTCGTAGAGGTCGATTTTTTGGTTGACCGAGAGTGACCAGTTGAATCCGCTTTCCGAGATCGTGCGGAAGAAGTCTTCCCTTGTTTTGTTGTGTTCTGAAAAAGCCTTGTGGAATCTAATGGCGTCCACAACTGCATCGACATTCCACCCAAGGTCTTCGGCGGCAGATCGGTTTTCGATGATCTTGTAGAGTTGATACGGGGTGAGTCGAACTCTCCGCACAAATTCTTCCAGATTTGAGAAATCAACCTTGATGTCATCAGGGAACAAGAGGTCAGAAAGCGGTATGTATTCTGGCATCCAACCAAGAGGGCTGTGCCACATACCGATGCCTTTTCCGTAGAGCAGCATTGACTCAAGTTCTTGTTCTTTGTTGTAGAGATACCCCGGCCATTCGCGGATCGCTTTGTCGAACGCGAGCGTGATGTTTTCCGTGTGGACGAGTCTTTCTTTTTCATTGCCATATTTAGTTTCGATTGTTGCACAAGCCTGACGCTCAGTAATTACATCGTAGTAACTGGACTTCTGGTTGTTGACGATGAACTCCATCTGCCCCCAGTTCACATCGGCCTGCCAAGGTAACTTCTTCTCTGCTATCTTACTATAGCCAGTAGGCGGGAATCGCTTATAGCTTTTGTATACCCGAATGCGTTTATTCTCGCGGCCAGAATTTGACAAGGCGAGATTATTTGCGATATTCCAAGCGTGGTTCGATGAGGAAATCCTAGTATCTGGGACTTCACCATCTGGGCCGAGAGTTAAAAGTGAAAAGTTGTCTGATCCGACTGAGATAGGCATAATGAGTTATCGTTAACGATAGAGTTATTTGTTGAACATTCTGTTTAACGCTTGTCGGCGTTGCCTGCAACTAGAGCATCCTTTTGCTTTTTGTTCAAGTCTAGTTCCTGCTATCCTGTCAACTACTCTTGCTACTCCGTGAATGGCTTGTGCAACATGATCTCCTGCTCCCATCCAACACCTATCCGATGGTTGGCGTTCGCAGATTTGATTTTCAATTACATTAGCAAGATCGTTTGGTGCAGTAATGCCGTTTGATCTCATGTCTTTGTTAACATTCTCGATCAAGCGTGACAATGATTCCCCGTAGACAATCGCTGGGAAATCTAGGTTATTACGAGTGATTACATACTTGTAATACCATCCACCTACAGGAGCGCGTCTAGGTTCTTTAAGTTTCATCTTGCCTTGCGCGTGAAGATGAGGTTTCATCCTTTCCATGTCAAGAAAAATTGTTTCTCAAAATGGCATTCGGAAATACGGGATGGTCTTCCCAGAAAACATGAACCCGCTTGAGATAGAGCTTTATTGCTACGCTTTAACCCGTGGTGATTATGGAAAGACGATGCGGGTGAAGAAGAACATGGAACTTTCTGACTACAAACTTTTGTCACCATACGAACACTTTATCATAGCTGTCCAGTATATGTGGCCGACTGATGTTGTGATTAAGAATAGAGGTTATACAAACACCCAACTTCTTCGGACTCTTGAGGAGTTGTGTAACAATGACGATGTGTGTCTCGCAGGCGCGGCCTCGATGGGTAAGTCGTTTCCAGTCGGTCTTTGGATTTATCTGGATTGGTGTGCTGCCACTCATTGCACATCCTCTTGGGTGGCTACTACTACCCTTGGAGCATCGGAAGATCGTATCTGGGGTATTATCTCGAAACTCTGGAAGTGTGCGTCCAATAAGATTGGGAACCTCGTTGATTATCGCCACATGATTGTTTGGGGTGGAGCGTCTGGAGATGATGAGAAGGACTACCGCAATGCTATCAAAGCTATTGCCTTCCCTCCCGGCTCTGAAGGTCAGAAGGCGATTGATACCACCCGTGGTCGTAAGAACGACAGGATTCGCGTAGCCTTGGACGAGTTGCCCGAAATGGAGATGGGCGCGATTAACATCAGGCAGAACCTTTCCTCTAACGATGACAAGGTTTTCATTGGTATCGGAAACCCGTCCGCTGGAGATAATCCCCACACTCGATGGGCTATGCCTAAAGGTCACACTAGCTTCGATGCGGTGAGTGCTGATATGGAGAAGTGGGAAACTGAAACAGGCGTATGCTTGTTCTACAATGGCATGAAGTCGCCAAACTTCCAAGCTCCTGCTGATGAACCTTCTCCATTCCCGTTCTTGATGGATCGTAAGAAACAGGCGGACATTTTGAAGATGTCCTATGGAGATGAGAACTCTGTGGACTATGTGCGTAACGCTATTGGATGGTGGCCTAAGTCTGGCTTTGCCCAAACGATCCTAACCGCCGATGTCATTCGGAATGCCGATACCTACTCTGAACCTATCTGGGATCACAATGACCTTATCAAAATTGCTGGATTCGATACTGCTTTCACGGCTGGTGGTGACCGATGCGTTCTCACAGTCTGCAAGCTAGGCTATGTCCGTGGAACTTCTCAGAAGGTTATGTATCTGGAAAACCAAGAAGTGATCCAGATCGCCGCTGGTCAAGCTACCGAGTTCGATGTCCAAGTTGCCGCGAAGGTCGTTGACATATGCCGCAAGCATGAAGTTATGCCCAGCAAGTTTGGTATGGATGTCAGCGGTGATGGTGGTCGAGTTGGGCAGGCTATCATGCGTGAGTGGCTGCGGCATGATAAGGATGGTTCCTCTATAGCTCTTATCTCCTCTATGGGTCGCCCGACTGATCGTATCGCCGCTGATGTCGATAAGCGTCCTTGCACCGAGGTCTATGATCGTCTTATCTCCGAATACTGGTATCAGAGTTTCCACGGGTTTAAGGCGCGGGTTATCTATGGCGTCGAAGCATCTGGTGAACTAGGACGAGAACTCTGCCTTCGTAGGTATCGCACCAAGAGCAAGAAGATTTCCGTAGAGACTAAAGATGACTACAAGGGCAGAACTGGCTTCTCGCCTGACTTGGCTGACTCGTTTCTCTACGCACTAGAAATGTCTCGCCGCAATGGACTAACTTTTATCGGTAACGATAAACCTGTTCCGACTGATCGTTTCTGGGCTAGGAAGGAAACTAGAGCCGAAGAAATGTCCGACGATGACTACTATATGTCGGACGATGATGGGGAGGACTGATTACTCCAGCACTCCCTGCAATTCCATCAAGTTCGCTAGGTCTTCGCTGACTGTAATCCTGCAAGCCTTTTCTCCACCAAAAGTAATTCCCAACATTTCAAGTTTCTCTAGGTCGGTCTTCTTGATCCAGCAGTCCACATAGTCTTGGCGGAAGCGAATTTTCTGTGGGTTTTCGTCAATGAATGTGCCTTCGCACACGATAAGTGATTTGAACATATTATTTGTTTTCTGCGTATTTCCAAATGTAACCTTTTGCTGATTTAACTCTTCCTTTTAGGCAATTGTTTACACCATTTCCAAAAACTTTTTGAGCATCTACTTGAAAATCAAATTCGATTTTTTCTCCAGTAGATATTGATATTCCATAAATCGGCTTTTTATTTTTTCTAAGTTTTATTCTGTGTAGTCTTTCAATTTCTTTTTCATCTGTTGGCCTATCTATTTTATTTTTACGCTTGTATTCATTGCAAGCGTGGCATAATCCCCTCCAGCTTCTATGCTCTCCTTTTGCAGAAAGAGTGCTTCCTTTGCAATTAACACAGATTTGAACAATTTTTTTTCTTTTTGTAAATGCTTGTTCTTTTGGAGTGGCCCAACGGCAATTTGATTTTTCATAATTTCCGTTTGGGTCTATTCGGTCAAGAGTTGTGCCTTGTGGGCGCGGAGCCATGTCTTCTGCGAAATTTGAAAATGTTCTCCATCGTTCGCATACTTTAATTCCTCGCCCACCATACAAGTGCCAAGAATCTCTTTTTTGATTTGTGCATCTTTGGATCATTGATCCCCATATTGAATATAGCTCTCGTCTCATAGAGCTTAACATTTAATGTATCATTCATTGGCAGTCAAGTGTATTCCCTGACTATGTATCCTTTTTCCGTTGCCCATTTGACATTTTGGTGCAGGTAGGTGTGACATTGGCGGCATACAGCCAAGAAAGTGCGCTTCTCGCAGGTGTTACGGCCTCTGCCGCTTTTATGGTGAATGTCTGTTGCTTCCCTATCACATACTTCACA